AAATTTATTATCTGCCTGTATCACTAAATTTTCTTGTGGGTTAGCATAAACAATAAATTCTTGCTCTTTTCTCATTCCCTTAAATTTGGCGGTAAATGAAATTGTACCCATTATATTTTTTCTGATTTTACTAACTAGCATAGTTTTAAACTCCCTTTAATGCTTAACCTTGTAAATATAACCTTAATCCTGTTGATTTTCTTTGTCAACATTTATTTTCTGCATTTTATATAAATGTTTATCTATTGCCTCAATAAATACTGTTAGTTGCACCGCCAAAATCGCCGTTGGTTCTAGTGTTCTTAATAGTTCCGCAAGTTCTGCCCTTGCTTCTTTTCGTTCTTCGGTTTTATTTATCGGGAAGCGTATTATATTTGACATTTTGAAAACTCCTTAATTGTTTTGTTTATCGATTAAAGCTCATCAGTATAGTTATAAACTATAGACGGCAACCAGTGTTGCAGGTTGCCGTTTCGCCTTGGTATTACCTAAACATCCATATTCAACGTATAAGGGCATGGTTGCAGGTATTCATACTTATTTATCAAATATGCCTTTTCCGCCTCTGAAAGCTCTTGAAAATCGGCATAAGGTATATTGTGGAACTTTGCTGCTTTCTCTTCCTTATTAGGGTTAAGCTCAAGCCATGCGCTTACATGCCTGTCTATAATGGTTACCATATCGCCGTTGTTAGTTGCATCTTCCATTAAAGCGTATTCGTCAAGTTCGACGTTATTTTGGTATAATGCCGCCGTTATTAGTGTTAGTATTTCGTTATGGTCGAAATCCGATATCTGGCGGCATTGCCAATTTATTACATCGTTGCTGTAATGCGGTATAAAACCGCTGCAAGGCGTAAACATCTCTTGTATAACGTGCTGCAAGGCATCCGTTTTTACATAGCCATACAGCTTTTGAACGTCCGCTGGTGTTATATGGCAAAAAATTCTGTCCGTTGTGAAGTTATATTCACGAGGGGATTGCAAGCTTTCAAAAGTTAATGCTATATTAAGCCCAGTTATTTCATTAAATAAACTGTTGAAATACTCAGTATATAATTTTGAGTAATCGGTTTGTATTGCCTTATAGTTATTAAAGTTTTCTTCAAAGTGCTCTGGTTGCTCGAAGTCGAAATACTGTTCTATTGCGCTATGTAGTATATTGTCATGCCAGCTGTTGTAAAAGCCGTGGAAAGGTATTACTGTAAATCGTGTCATTGTCTTTACTCCTGTTTTTAGTTGGTTATTTTTGGTTAATAGCAATCAGCGTTTTGTAAACCCTCTAATAATTCCGTATTAAAAGCCTTAACAGTCATATTCATTGTGCCTGACTCTTTACGCTTATTATCAACCGTAAAAATCTGTAGATATGTATTGTAAAATTTAAGCTTTACATGTCGCCCGTTTACAAGTTTTTCAACGAAGACCCATTTATCTTTATTGTCTTTACGCTGTGAAGATACAAACTTCATAAAATCTTCTAGTGTTTCATTAATAAGCATTGTCTTTACTCCTGTTTATAGTTGTTAAAAAGATTAATTAAGCTTGCCACGCAAGGCTTGAATAGCCGTGGTGGCTATTATTGCGTAGAAAGTTATCGATATAATGTTCCAGCCGTTGTTGGCCGTTAAATCGAATAGTAGTGTTAATATGGCCATTGTTTTATTATCCTTTTTCGTGCGAGTTGAAAAAATATGTATGTTAAGTTATTGTATATCAATAATTCACGTCTAAAAGTGTTGAGGTGTTTTATTAACATATAACTATTATTACCTAGTTTAAAAGGACCTGTCAATAGTTATTTTTACATGATTTTGCTATTTTTGCCGTTTATTATGCGTATTTAGTCGCGGGAAAGTGCGAGTTAATAAGATTGTTAATTTATTAGCGGTTTGTTAACGAAATATTTGCGAGTTAGCAAGGTTTTATACAACTTTAAGGGGAGTAAAGGGTGTTTTGATACACGTCGTATGTATTTGCGCTATGCTGCTAAGTTATTGATTTATAAGTATATTTGGAAAATAACCGTACCTTTTTTGCGTGAGGTACGGCAGCGGAAACGTAGGGTGGAAGCCGTATTCAGCGGGTCGGCCGTACCTTTCGCCAAAAAACGCCTAAACTTTCCTGGAAATTTTTCTGAAAAAAGTTCCGGCTACTTTTAGAAGGCCATATTTTTTATAGAGCCGCACGCATCGGACTTTAACCGGAGCCAGACCCTTTTTCAGGTACGGCGTTTTACGCGCACCATATGCGCGTTACGCGCCCACCAACGGCTCCAAGGGGGGCAAATTTGCCTAACGTATGGCACGAAAACGGCTGGTCGCAGCCGAGAACGGTAACAAAAACGCTACAAAAGTGATGCTTTTTTGCCACAGTAAAAAATAAATCGTATTTCTATTAACTTATTAATAATATTTGTAACAGGTTTGTTACATTGTCCATTATTAGGGCGTTAAGGAATGTATTAACAGTGTTAAGAAATAGGGGGAGGGGGTCAAAAGTATGACGTTTTGGGGCTGCCGGGGGGCGTATTTAGGCTATCTGACCCCTAAATACTTTAAACACAAAACTGAAACCAAAATCCTTATAAATCAATAGGTTACCTAAAAAACCCAAAATAACACAAAAAGTTGATAAAACAAATCAACATACTTAAAAATCAATAGGTTAGCCCAACTCGCACATAAAACCGACAACAAAAAATTAATATAAAACAACAGCTTAACACAACTCGCACACATCGGCAAATAACCAAAAAAGTGTAACAAAATTTTTAAAAAGGTTATCGTTAAAAATCAATAACTTAGGACCCATACGCCCCCCTAAAAACAAATGTTACATCACAAAAACGTTACCCCCACCCCTTTAAAAAATTAACTATTTAGCAGAGCACACCGGCAATAACACGTCCGGTAAAAAATTTTGAATAATAAAAACAGTTTACTTGGCCACAAAACCCTGTTATACTAATATGTTATGGTGGACAAATTAGAAAAAAACGAAATAGATTATTGTGTTAAGGTGGTTAAGGAAGGCCTTTCACCAACCGAAGCCTTTAAGCTGTGTATAGGCACTAAAGAAAACGCTCTCAAGGGCGTGGCAAGGCTCATGACTAACCCTTACATAAAGTCCATGATAAGCCAGCTACAGCGCGGAGGGGAACCGCGAAACTTAACACCACAGGTAGACGAGAACACAGACCCGGTGACTAAAGGGGTAACGGTCACGACACAAACTCTCAAGCTAGAAAAGATATACGACGAGGCTATGCGCGACGGCAAGTTTACGGCGGCATTACAAGCGGTGATGGGGCAGGCCAAGCTCCACGGCATAATAACAGACGCGGAGAAGGGGAACTCATCGGCCAGCGTGAACATCATAATAGAGCAGATACAGCAGGGGCGTAACCGGATAAGGCTAGGAGCGCATGATCAGAACCCGATTAAGACAATCAACGGCGAGTACACGCAATGACAGCGCAGACAAACCCCGTGAACGCTAAGAACCAAGCCGACGTAGCCTTAGCAGAGTTCCTGAGCTATCTACGGGACAAACCGCTTGAGTACGTTATGGCTATGTTCCCTTGGGACAGCGAACCCTCGATACAGATGGTACCGCTACCGGAGGAGTATAAGGGTAGGTTTGATACTAAGTACGGACCTGATAAGTGGCAGTGTGAGTTCTTAGACGACCTCGGTAAGCAGATAAGGCAGAACGCCTTCGATGGCAGTAAACCGGTGAAACCACTACGGTTTTCCACAGTGACAGGACACGGCACCGGCAAATCAACACTTACGGCTTGGCTGATAAAGTTTGTTATGGACACACGGCCATATTCGATGGGATCAGTAACAGCCAACACAGACGAGCAACTACGTTCCAAGACATGGGCGGAGTTAGGTAAGTGGCATAACATGTCCCTGACACGGGACTGGTTTACATACTCTAATACCCAAGGCAATATGAGGCTGTGCCACGCCAGCGAGCTTAAGGACAGATGGAGCGTAGCAGCTAAGACTTGCCGCCCGGAGAAGTCAGAAGCGTTTGCCGGGCAGCACGCCCCTATGGCCACATCGTTTTACATATTTGACGAAGCATCCGGCGTGCCTGATAAATTCTACGAGGTACGCGAAGGTGGTCTAGGTTCAGGTGAGCCGATGATATTTGACTTCGGTAACGGCACACGCAACACCGGTATGTTTTTTGAGAACTGCGTAGGCAAGCACGCTTACAGGTATAGTATGCGCTCGATAGATTCTAGGGAGTGCTACCTACCGAATAAAGAGACTATTGAAGCCAACATAGAAGCGTACGGCGGCGAGGAATCAGACTGGGTGAAAGTGCGCTACAGGGGGTTATTCCCTGACGCCTCGAGCCTACAGTTCATCAATTCTATGGAAGTAGCTGCCGCGATGGAACGCAAGGCACCAGAGGCGCACGAGTTGCGCCATGAGCCTATTATTATAGGGGTAGACGTTGCACGTTCAGGTAATGACGCATCGGTGATATACCCGAGGGTCGGCTATGACTGCCGAACGTTCGCGCCTAAGATGCTGTACGGGGCATCCGCAGACCTGTTGGTAGACGAGGTGGTAGCCATGGTCAGAATGTTCGAGAGGGTGGGGCGTAAAGTGGCCATGATAAACGTAGACGGAACAGGCATGGGTGGCCCTGTGGTGGATTTCTTGCGCAAGGCGGGGCTTGCCAACGTCAATGATATAAACTCCGGTAGAACAGCAGCCAATCCGAAGATGTACCGGCTTGTATGTGACGAGCTTATGGGTAAGCTAAGGGACGCAATACCGGACATCGTCCTACCGGCCAGACACACACAATTAGGCACTAGGCTATATGACCAGTTGACACAAAGGGAATTTGGTTATAATATGAAGGGACAGATAGTCCTTGAATCTAAAGACATGTTTAAAACAAGGATAGGTGGATCACCGGATGAAGCAGATGCCTTAGCGCTAACCTTTATACGGGATGTTAGCTACTCCAGAACAGCGGAGAGCAGCCACGAGGACTACAGTAACAAGCTCGCCATGGCACACGACTATGATCCGCTTGACGCAGCTAACGAGGCGATAGGATTGAATTAACGCGGGGTGGAGAAAATAGTAAACTCACTTGGTTACTCACCAAGGGATTGTAGGTGCAAGTCCTACCCCCGCAACCACTTACCAGAGGGAGGTGACCGAGTAGAAGGTTTTTTAGAAGAGTGTTACCTATAGCCGCATTAGCAGCCGCAGCGGTGGTGACAGGTGGCGCAGCACTAGGGGCAGCAGGTCTCATAGGCGGGGTAGGTACAGGCGTAGGAGGTGCACTAGCGGGCGTAGCAGCAACAGCAAATACAATAGGAGGCGCAGCAACCGGTCTTATAGGCAAGACTACGCTAAAAGGTTTAGCTACCACAGCATCGTTAATAGGCGTAGGAGCCTCACTTTTACAGGGTACCCCCCGTATGCCGTCTTTGTCCACGACAGCGGTACCTCCGCAGGAGGGTACTGCACAACCTACAGACTTACCGCAGCGCGACGGAACACAGCAAGCCTTAGCAAGCCAGCAGATGGCTTCTAGGACAGCATTAGAGACAGCCGCGCAGGGGCGCAGCAGTTTAATATTTACTACGTCTAGGGGTCTAGGCACCAGTGGCGAGGCAGGGCAAGTAACAGCCAGAAAAAGATTGTTAGGGGCGTAGAAGATGGTAGACATTAAGAGTGAACCGTTCCTTGGGAACAAATCCAGCATGAACTACTACAACACTAGGCTAGCGTCTATGGCTAGGGAACGCGAATCTTTTGAACACCACTGGCAGCAGTTATCCGCTTTTATTAGCCCACACAGCGGGAGATTCCTGGACGAGCTACCCAACAACGGCAATCGCAAATACGGCAACATAATAAACTCGAGGGCTACACAAGCACTAAGGGTGGCTACCGCAGGAATATTTACGGGCACCATGGAGGCGTCCAGACCTTGGTTCAAGTTCGAGACAATGGATCCAGACATGATGGGCTTTGCACCGGTGAGGGACTGGCTGTATCAGGTCGAGAACCTCATACGACAAATATTCTTTTCAAGCAATTTATATAACATGGCACCGGTCATGTTTAAAGAATTACTATTATACGGCACCTCAGCCATGTCACAGTTGGATGATTTCAACGACGTAACGAGGTTCTACACGCACACGGCAGGTAGCTACTTTATAGGTCAGGATGACCGATTTAACGTCAACACCTTTGCTACGCGAACCACCCGTACAGCAGAGCAACTAATCGGGCGCTTTGGCATGGATAATGTATCGATAGCGGTTAAGAGTGCTTACGACACAGCGAACTACGAAGCCAGATTCCGTGTAGTGCAGTTCATAGAACCGAACCCGGACCACGACCCTGAAAAACTAGAATCGGCTAACAAACCTTTTAGAACAGTATACTACGAGCAAGGAGCCGCCGGTAGTGACGCCAGCAGGTATCCCGATGATTTCAAAAATAATTTCTTAGAGAAGTCCGGTTTCGAGGAATTCCCGGTGCACGTCATACGCTGGGATTTAAGTAATGAAGATACCTACGGCACCGACTGCCCGGCGATGGTAGCACTGGGTGATACTAAAGGCCTACAGATAATGGAACGTAGGAAGGCGCAAGGGCTTGATAAGATGGTAACGCCGGTGCTTACAGGCCCACCACAATTAAAACAAGCGGCTGTAAGTAAACAGAACATACCAAGCGGATATATTGCTAATGACGGTTCAGGGGAAAGAGTACAAAGCGCGTACCAAGTAAATGTACCTTTCCAAGAAATGAGCATAGAGATGGACAGAGTGGAGCAACGTATCAACGAAGCTTTCTTTGTAAACTTATTTATGGCTATAACACAGCGCAAGGGTATTCAACCCGTCAACCAGATGGAATTATCTATGCGCGACCAAGAAGCTCTTATGCAGTTAGGCCCACCCCTCGGCAGGATACACAGAGAGTTTCAAGCATCACTAATAGAACGCACCTTTAGGCAGGCAGAAAGAGCGGGAATACTACCGCCTATGCCGGAGGAGATGGAAGGTATGCCTCTTAATATTAAATTTATATCTGCTTTGGCCTTGGCGCAGCAATTCTCCGAAATAGGGTCACTAGAAAGGTACATTATGTTCGGGCAAGGTTTGGCGCAGACTAACCCAGAGGCGTTGTTAAAGATAGACGCAATCTCTTCTATGGATTCTTACGCACGCATGACTGGCGTACAGCCCAGCGCAGTACGCTCTAACGAAGAAGTTGAGCAGATTATGCAGCAGCAAGCGGAAGCCGCGCAGGCGCAAGCAGATAGGCAAGCAGAGGTAGAAAACGCTAATGCCGCCCAAATGGGCGCGCAAGCAGTAGAATCAATGGGTAGAGCGGAGGCGGCGGAATGACAAACGAAGCGCAGTATGATAAGCTTGTGGCCGAAATAGAAAAGTCAAAAGAGCTAGCTTGGCAAGACGTATTGGCTACCGAAAACGGTAGACAGGTTATCTTTGAGATAATAGAAATGTCCGGTATGTATGTCGTACCGCAGGACAATGTGGTGTTTCACAACGGTAAAAGGCAATTAGGAAGTCAAATAATACAAAGGGTATTGACAATCAAGGATAATTGTTACATAATGATGCAGGATGAAGATTTAAAAAGAGCCAGGACAATCAAACACAGGTTGGAAGGGCTAGAAAAAGAATCTAAGTCTTATAATATCTTAGACAATTACTTAGAAGATTAGGGTGGACTTATGAGTGAAGAAACTAATAACGCGCAAGATACAACCGCTGTCGCAGCAGTAGGTAGTGTAGAAACTACTAAGGCTCCAGAGGCGGGGCAGAACAAAGAAGTAGATACTTCTTCCATAGAGGGAGGAGACCTGAAAGGTCTAGCTTCCGTAGAAAACACAGAAGGCAATGTTGAAAACACAGAAACAAAAAGTGAAAGTGGTAATAAAGAAGAAAAAGAGACTTCTGATACCCAAGGCAAAACATTAGATGACTACGAGTTCGTGATACCGGAAGAATTTAAAGATACAGTTAATAAAGAGATATTAGAGCAAGAAACTGCAAAGATAAAAGAATTCGCAAAGGAACACAATCTATCAGATAAAGCAGCCCAGAAACTTTTGGACGATGCTTTTGCTGCGGAAAGTTCCGCTATAAAAGAGCAGGAAAAGGCTCTTAACGATTTGTATAAATCTTGGGAAGACGGCTGTAAAAGTGATACCGAATTTGGTGGTAAAGACTTACAGAAGAACATAGGAATAGGTGCTAAGGCGTTAAAGAAGTTTGGTTCAGAGGAATTAACAACATACCTCAAAGAATCCAAACTTGAAAAGCACCCAGAGATGGTCAGGTTTTTCTACCGAATTGGAAAAGCTATGTCCGAAGGCGACGTATTGATTGGTGGCAATACCCAACCCGTTACTAAGTCCGTTGCTCAACGTATATTTTCGTAGGGTAGCGATTAATAATTTTTTAACTAAAAAGGGATAGTAAAATGTCACTAAGCACTAACAACCCGTCCTTATTGGACATACTAAAACTGACCGACCCTGACGGGAAAGGCGCAGCGGTAGTAGAGATACTAAACGAATACAACACTATTGTGGCCGACGCAGTGACTACCGTCGCCAACGGAGATCACTACCACCGTTCCAGTGTTCGCACCGGTCTCCCTAACTCTACTTGGAGAGCTATGTACCAGTTCGTACAACCCTCTAAGTCTACTTACGCACAAATTCAGGATAACATAGGTAATCTTGAAGCGTATTCTGAGCCAGACAAAGACCTTATAGACCTTGCCCCCGGCGGCAAAGAGCACGCGCTTCTTATGGAATCCCGTGGTCACTTAGAGAGTATGGCGCAAAATCTAGCCAACACCATGATATATGGTAGTGAGCAGATTGAACCTAATAGCTTCACCGGCCTTGCACCACGCTATTCTTCTTTGTCAGCAGAGAACGCAGATAACATTCTTGCAGGCGGCGGGGCGGGTACGGATAACGCTTCTATATGGTTCGTTAAGTGGGCGGAAACAACCTGCCACCTAATCGTCCCTAAAGGTAACGCTACTGACGCGATAATGGTAAACTTTAAAGGTCAAGATACTTTAACAGGCACCGGAGGGTCTCGTGAGATTTACCGTACACACTTTAAAGTAAACCTAGGTTTACATTTACGCGATTGGAGAGGCGTAGGTCGTATCTGTAATATAGATAAGTCTGACCTAAATGCTACAGCTACAGGCAGTTCAGCTAATCTACCACGTTTGATGCGCCAACTACTTAGCCGTATAGATAATCCGTATAGCGGCGGCAGGGGTGTTTGGTACATGTCAAGAGACATGAAAGACATTCTTGAAGCTCAAATAGAGAATCGTGTGGCAAATAGCACACTTACCACAGAAAACGTAGGCGGAGTTCCAACTACAATGTTTGCGGGATTCCCTATACACCGTTTAGATTGCCTGTCTGCTGACGAAGCACTGGTATCTTAATAGTAAATATTTAATAAAAGGATAATAAAATGTTAAGAGATTTACTTACAACTTTTGCCGAAGCGCAAGCAACCGGCAATACTACCACGGGTCGTAAAGTCGGCGAGGCCTATGATCTAGGCGCAGCCGGTATCAACATCGGCGTAGGCGAGCCGGTATACCTAAACGTAGTTGTAGACACAGGCATAACCGCTGGCAGTGCTGGTGTTTTCGCAGTAGTTTTAACGCAGGCAGCTAACGTGGCTTTAGATTCAGGCGCGGAAAACATCCTAACAAGTACAAATTTTGTTACAGGCACCACAAGCGGTACAGGCGCTTTAAAACCTGGTACGGTTTTATTATCAACTCCGCTGCCGTCTAACATAAATTACAAACGTTATTTAGGTATTCGTGAAGTTGTTACAACTCAAAACACTACCGCAGGCACGATAACCGCTTTCTTATCTATGTCTCCGTTAGACGCTAACAAAGCTTACCCACAAGGTAGCGTTGCTTGATTAATAATATAAGGAAGGTGGATTATGTTAAAAGTTAAATTACAAAACAATTGGTTTGCTGCTCCCTTTGGGGAGCCGCATCGCCTATACCGTAACCGTGATGGCGCAGCGGAGATAACTCATGAGTTCCCCGAGGAATACTATAGTATACTTCCGTCGACTGCTACCGTTATAGAAAGCCAAGACGCCCGTAAGGTCGGAATGGTGGGTGAAACTAGAAAAACCATAAACACAAAGACAGACGAAAACAAATTAAGCGCCATAGAAAAGGCTAGAGAATCTTTGAAGAAAGCCGACGAAATAAAAGCTGACGCCAACGATAAAGACGATTCTGCCCCTAAGACGTTAAAAGATCTTAAAAACTTTAAATAAACAACAAAACATTAGAGGGTGGAGGTATGCCTACAGGTAGTATAGCAGGTGCGGGTTCTTTTTCTACATTAGTGGAAACAGGCGTGCAACAGGAAAATATAACTTATTCCGTGGCTTCACCCTTCGATGGCACAATAGTGCTAGAGAAAGCCGTTTCCCGCAACCCATTAGGGGCGTGGGAACCGGTTGCTGCCGCTAGGCCAAATGTTACTTTTAGCGGTAGTGTGTTAAGCACAGGAAAAAATATCTTTCGCATACGCACTAAACCTATAACATCAAATTATGTCTCTAATGGAGAGTTTGCTGACACCACCGGCTGGACAGCGGGAGCTGGCTGGGCGATAGCCGACGGGGCGGCCACAAGAACGGCAAGCGCATCTACACCTAACTTAGACCAGACAGTAGCTACACCTTTAATAGCCGGTGCTAGTTACCGAGTTACGTTTGACATGACACGTTCCGCAGGAAGCTTGACAGTTTCTATCGGCGGCGGCACAGCCAGCGCGGCCCTGACAACAGCAGACGCCACGGTGTCTGTCGACATTGTAGCAGGTTCAACACAAGTATTAAGATTTATTGCTAACGCTACTTTCGCCGGTACTGTTACAAACGTGCAGGCAGTGCCTTTAGTAACGTACAGTTTAGAAGGCAAAGACGCCACAGTATTTCAAGAAAAAGACAGCGATCAAAAAATACTTAGCACAGCTAAACAAGATACCAGAATCTTTGAAGGTGACGTAGAAGCCAAAGGTTTAATAAAGCAAAACGCAGCTTTAACACTGGTCGACGTCACTGCCGCCACCTTGGTAGTGACAACCCCCGCACACGCAGGTAGAACTGTTAAGTTGAATCGTGCCGCAGGGCAAGAGGTAACCCTACCAGAGGCTACAGGCAGTGGAGATAGTTACACATTTTTTGTGGACACTACCATAACATCTAACACTACTACGATAAAGTGCGCCTTAGCTGACGACGTAATGTCAGGTCTAGCTTTCGGGCGAGGAGATGCAGCAAATATCTTTTTGACAGCAGCAGATACAGATACCGTGACTTTCAACGGGAGCACCACAGGGGGTATACTTGGCACAAGTGTGTTTGTAAAAGACGTAGGCCTAAACCAGTGGTGGGTACAAGTAGGGTGTAATGCTTCTGGTACTTTTGCGACACCGTTCAGTTCAACCGTAAGCTAAACATAGAGGATATATAATGTCCGATTCGGGCGCGATACAAATAGCCAAACTTGCCTTGTCGCATCTTGGAGCTAATATTCAAATAACAGCTTTTGACGAAGATTTAGCAGAAGCCCGGCAAGCATCGCTTTGGTATGACCCCGCGCGCAGGCAGGTACTCTCGGGATATGACTGGACTTTTGCCCGAAAAATTAACGCCCTTGCTTTACACCCCGAAGCGCCTACTGATAATTGGGATTTTAGGTATAGTTACCCTTCCGATTGCTTAAAAGCACGTCGGATAGAAACACCGCAAAGATTGACAAACAAAAACCCAGTGCCTTTTGAAGTAGCTATGAACAGCAACGGTACGCAAAGAACCATATTAACTAGCAAAGAACAGGCTATTCTACGTTATACCTTTGATAACTCTAACACCGATACTTTTTCCGAATATTTTAAAATAACTACGTCTTATTTATTAGCTAGTTATATGGCGTCGGGTTTGCAGACTAAGAGAGAATTAAAGACAGAAATGTTAAACATATATCTTGCGATGTTGCGTATGGCAGAAATGCACGATGCTAACGAAGGTATAGCGATACCGGAGCAGGAAGCATCTTGGATAGAGGGAAGGTAGACTATGCCAGAAATAACACAACCTTCTTTTTCTAAAGGCGAAATAGCACCAGAGCTGTACGGGAGGATAGATCAAGAAGACTATTACACAGGGTTGCGAAAAGCGCGTAATGTAAGCGTAAGCCAATACGGGGGGGTGTATAACCGGGGTGGTACACACTTTATAGCACCCGTAAAAGACTTTACTAAACCACCTAGGCTTATAGCGTTCCAGTTTAAAACAATAGACACGCACCAGATAGAATTAGGGGATAGGTATATCCGTTTCTTACGCAACGAAGGCCACATAACAGAGACAGCAAAGAATATAACAGCGGCCACGCAAGCTGACCCAACAGTTTTAACTATTGCTACACATGGGTATTCTTCCAACGACGAGGTAGCGTTAGAAAACATAGGGGGCATGATTCAGCTTAACGGGCGTAGATTTAAAATAACGGTATTAGATGCCGATACTTTTTCACTACAAGACGTTTACACCGGTGGAGACGTAGATAGCACTACCTACGGGGCGTATACCTCCGGCGGTACCGCAGCCAAGATCTATGAGATAGCATCCCCGTATTTACAGGCCGATCTATTTAATATAAAGATAAGCCAAACAGCAGATGTTATGACGTTAGCGCACCCTAGCTATCCTACTAAGGACTTAACGCGATTAGCACTAGCCAACTGGACATTGACAACGACAGCGTTTGTACCTACCCACTCAGCGCCGACTACATTGGCCGCCAGTGCAGGAACACATGGAAGTACTGTTGTTAAATACACAGTTACGGCTATCGAACAAGATACCAAAGAAGAGAGTTCAACAGCCCTAACTACAGATGCTTCACAGACTATAACCGCCGCTACACAGGCTAACCCGGTAGTATTAACCTTATCTGCTGACGCCGATTTGGCCACAGGTGATGAAATCCTTATAGAGAATATTGTAGGGATGACGGAGCTAAACGGCAGGCGTTTTAAGGTCATACGTTTAACAACAACCACGGTGTCGTTACAAAGAGAAGATGGTACCGATTACGGAGCTTACGTTTCAGGAGGAACATTTAAGAGGGCTTTCGTACGGCTGAGTAATTCTAGCACCACCTTTGATAACACAATAACTTTCACAGCGGTACCAAACACTATCCGTTACGCTGTTTACCGTAATACAAACGGGGCTTTTGCTTTTATAGGGGAAACAGAAAACACCTCTTTTAAAGACTCTAATTTGCAAGCTAATGCACAAATATCTACACCATTCCCTTTTAACCCTTTTAGGGACGAAGACGACTACCCAGGGGCGGTGGGTTTCCACCAACAAAGGAGGGTACTTGGAGGCTCTAATAACAAACCCGATACAAAATTTTACTCTAGGTTAGGCGCATTTAGGAATTTTAGTGTGACTTCTCCTGTTAGAAGCGAAGATTCCTTTAGTACTACATTACCTTCTTTAGAGGTAAACGAGATAAGACATTTCGTATCTCTTAACGATTTGTTGGTTTTTACTACCGGTGCCGAATGGCGTGTAACTTCGCAAGGGGGTTTTTCGCTAACTGGTATAGAGCAGCGGCCTCAGACTACTTGGGGAAGCGCACAACTTCCTCCTCACGTTGTTGGCTCTACAGCTATATTCTATACAGGTACAGCGGTAAGGAGCTTGCAATTTGCTTTTAATACCGCTGGTTACGAATCTGGCGAATTGTCGCTATGGTCCCCCCATTTACTATCTGGTAAAAAACTTACAGATTGGACCTATTTGAGACAGAATGTTGACCCGATAATCGCTTCTGTAAGGGACGACGGTAGCGCAATACTACTTACACTCAACGAGGCGCAGCAAGTAATAGGGTGGACGACATGGGACACGGAAGGCGAGTATTACAGCGTGGCAGCATCAAGAGCAAATGTTGCTGATACTTTGGAATCTTTATTCTTTGTCGTTAAACGCTCCGTTGGCGGCAGAACAGTATACTATATCGAGCGTTCAGATAACAGGACATTTGAAGATATACGCGACGCTTTTTTTGTAGATAGCGGGCTATCACTTGATGACCCCTACACCATAGCAAGTATTACTAACGCCAACCCAGCGGTGCTTACGATAACCGGCCATCCCTTCGCGGATGGTGACGAAGTAGATATTCACGATGCTAGGTGGGAAACTACTATAGATGCTAAGGGTAACGTGATAAACCCTAACCACCTTAATAATTTCCGCTATGTTGTTGACGATGCTACCACAAACACGATCACTTTGCGATTAGAAGGAGAATATGTTGACAGCACAAACTTTGCAGCGTATTTAGGGGGCGGGCAAGTACGCAAAGCGGTGGATACTGTAAGCGGTTTACGACATTTAGCAGGTAAAGATGTGGTGGCGTTGGGTGACGGTAACGTAATTCGCGACCTCGTGGTGTCTTCCGAAGGTACTGTTACCTTTGGCCGTAAATTTAGCAGGATACATACAGGGTTATCGTATATATCTGATGTAGAAACTTTAGATTTAGAGACGCAACAAAGAACGATACAAGGTAAAAATAAAAAAGTATCCGGTGTTGCGCTGCGGTTTAAAGATTCACGGGGGTTACTGATAGGTCCTAACCCTAATCGTTTAGTTGAATGGGCGCAAAGAAAGTTTGAAAAGTGGGGAGAACCAACAAGTCTATTTACAGGCGTGGAACGTATAACAATATTATCAGAATGGAACAGCAACGGTAGAGTGTTCTTAAGACAAATTGACCCGTTGCCTTTTTATCTATTAGGTGCTACACTAGATTTCGAGGTAGAATAATATGGCTAATCTTTTAAATGCAGCAGTTAGGGTGGCTAGCGTGTTACAAGGAGTAACACGCAGCGTTGCCATAAGACAAGAAACACAGGCGCAGCAGAACTTAGCGGTGCACCAAGCTAACATACTGCGTACCAACGCGCTTTTTATGGACAGAGCAGCGGAAGACGCTATGGTCAGAGGTAACATATCTGCGAGGGAAGCAGAAGTGGCTACCGCCGATACCATAAGCCAACAGCGTGTTGGTTTAGCGGAGAGGGGAATTGTTGTAGACCAAGATAGCGCGGCAGACCTTGTAGCGGATACCGCCGGGGTTGGGGCTTTAGATGCTTTTACGATACTGGCAAACGCCGAGCGTGAAGTAGAGGAGATACGTTTCCGAGCTTCACAAGAGCGTGAAGAAGCCGACCTGGCTTTAGCCACAGGACAGGCTAAGACACGAGCTGGCAGGACAAATCAACTTACTAATTTTTTAGCAACCGCAGGAACGGTAGCAGAAAGATGGAATATGTTCAAAAAACCAAAGGACGCGTAGATGGCTATAATACCACAGGTACCCTCGAGGCGGGTTGAACCTCAAAGAGTAGGAACACCAACCAGACGCAGCACCGCTACCGCAGATACCTTCGGGGCAGCGCAAGCGCGCGCTACAACAGGGGCAAGTCAGTTTATAGGCCAAGTAGCGGAAAACGCTGAAAGACGTTTACGAGAATACCACACTACGCAGTTCCTTACCAATCTATCTAATTTTGAATTACAAGCTACTGCGGGTATGCAGGAGTTGGCCAATACAGTACCAGCAGATGGAGGTTTCCCTAGAGCGGCGTTAGAGATGTTCAATAAACAGGCTCAAGGTTTTATGGAAAATGTGCCTAACTTTTTACAATTAAGGGCACACGAAAAAGTTCTAGGAATGCGCCAAAATATCGCTAAGGCAGCAGTAAAAATGCAAGAAACGGCTATGCTAGAACAGACTAAACAAGATTTTTCTGTTGTGCTGAACAACACCGCCAACAACATGCGTTTTGGTAACACCACTCGCGAAGAAGCATTACAGTTCGGGGCAGAATTTATATCAGGGCTCCCAGAACACATGAAGGAAGGAGCTAGGAATGATGTAACGGCTATCGTAGAACAGTCTACATTATTGCGTTTATCAGACACAAACCCGGAGGGTACGTTAGCGGAGATACAGTCAGGCCGGTTTAACAACTTAAATCCTGATTTCGTGAACAGGGTTTACGATAGCGCAGTAAAGCAAATCGATGCTGCGCGTAACGAAAGAACAAGGTTGGAGGAAAGAGCTTTTTCTTTAGCACCTACCGATCCTGTAAGGGCTGTTGATACTTGGCTGGCGGGCAACGGCCTAGCACCCTCGGCGCAGAACCGGGAGGCAGCAATACAAAGTTTAGGTTTAAACCCTAATACTATGCCTGTGCTACCCAAGCAAACCGCAGAGCAATATAATTTTAGATTAACACAGGCGGGAAACGTCAACGCAATCGAAAACATATTGGCGGAGGCGTATCTGCAACACGGAGACCAAGGCGTTAAAGATATAGCCACACTCGGCGGCAGTAGCCCTTACGTTTCTGATTTTGTAGAGCGGTACAGGCAAGCACGCGAAACGGGAAGAGCAGCGGTGAACGAAGACAATCAGATACTCGTAGACGCCCAGATGGCCTTAATAGCTGATCCGGAAGCGGGTAAGAAAGCTTTAGATTTTTTAAATACTAGAGATCCACAATACCGGGGGGAAATAACTAAAAAGATAAATACACTAACAGAAGAAGATGCCGAAGTGGCTTTTAGGTCAGGCATAGCGTCGGGAGGCAGCATAGCAGAAAGCGTGGAAGATGTTAAAAATGTACTGGCGGTGATGGTGCAGCAAGAAGTACTACGCGGCCAGAGCCTCAGCAACGCGGTAACAGCCGCCGGGGGTAATTATAAATCTGCCAAGACATACGTTACTGTAACCGATAATTTTAATGCTTATACTGTACCCAACAATCACAAGAATACTTTAAGCGAACGCAAAATGAGGGAAATAAAAAACAATTTGATAGGGTTGGAACCTGAACTATATATGTCCAACATACTACCAAGCATAACTGCTACCGACGGGACCACAAGAGTTAATCCTCAAATAGCTGAGCTTGAAAGGAAAGCAATGCTTAAGCAATCCGGATGGGTCATGGGGCCTAATAAGACCTATAGGTTGAGCTTAGCAGGAGGCGCCGGTTTTGTCAGTAGAGGTGTTCCTATAAAAGCACCAGACGGTCAGACACGCATTGTGCCGCAGCCCATAGAGTTGACATTAACAGAGTTATTAGAACTGGCGACAGAGCCAGCAGACGAGGGGCAGACCGTACCTACGGGGCGAGGTTTATTTTTTAATTAAGGCACCGTGATGTTTTTAGACAGGTTACTAGAAGGCGAAGTAATAAACAACGATTACTACCGTAGGGGCAATCTCGCGCCATTAATACGGGGTTACGACTCGCGTACCTTCTTTCAAGCAGGTAAACAGGACGCACTCACCGGTGCGGGCTCCAGCCAAGCCGACGCGGCAGTAGTGCTAAAAGAATCCCAGATGGGTGAAGAAGACAGAAGCATGTTGTCCTACTTAGGCACTTGGCTTATAGGCGGAGAGGCGAGAGAAGCTATAGAAGCGGAACCTGTAGTACCCATATCAGAGGAAGATTGGCGCAACAGTAACTTTTTCAGGGAAGACATAACGTACGAAGAAGGTATGACGTATTCTGTGGCCTCAATGTTGGCAGACAGAAGGGATATAATTAACAGCCAAGAATTTGTCATGCAACAAGCTGACGCGTGGGATAAGGGTTCCGCAATACTAGGAGGTATTGTGGGTGCAGCTATGGACGTTAAAAGCTGGTACTATTCTTTAGTAGCAGCAGGCGCGGTTGTTGGCGCGGTAGGTGCAGCAGGAGCTACCGCGGCGGTAGCATCTTCGGGGATAGGGGCAAGAGCGTTACTAACAGGTGCAGGAGCACGCACCGCCGTCCCTGCGGCTTCGAAGGGGGCAACTGCGGCTATTTCCGCCTCACAAGCCACTTTAGGTAGACAGGCCACCGCCGTAGCGGCAGAGGGCGTAGCCGCAGGTTTACTAACTGCTGGTGGCGCAGCAGGTAGTAGTGGTACCGCAGCAGTGTTGGGTGAAGAATATTCATATCAACAGTTAGCAGCAGACATAGCCGCTGGGGTGTTACTGTCCGGAGCAATACATGTGGGTCAATTTAAGATAAATCAATACTGGAATAAATATAAAACAGCGCAAGAAGACATACAAGTTAGCGAGATATTGGCCACACAAGATTTTAACGGAGAACCCCTCGATGTATTACCAGTTGTTAAAGCGCAGTTGGCGCAAAAAGCTATACCTCTAACTACACTACCACCTACCGCAGCGCGCTCCCCTGATGTAGTAAAAGTTGGTAAATTTTTTGAAGCTTCTTATGAAGGAGAAGATGGGCTATTAGCAGCTGTAAAAGGTAAAGGTAAGACCAAGGAAGAAGCCGTTGCGTCTTTGGAAGAGATATACAACTCGGCAAATACTAAGGAACTTTACGGGATAGCAACACTTAAAGAGTTTGAAGAACTTCTAGGATACAGACCTACAAAAGAATGGTTCGACACTGTTAGGGATTACGGTAATTCCTTACAACAGCTTAACGCCTTTAGTATTAGCGAAAATACAGTTGCACGCCTCGCAACAAGCGAACCTTCCTTAGCGGCGAGACTAAGTGAAATTGAAAAAGAAACAATGCAAACACGACTCGCCAAGGCAGACGCCAACACCCGTTTATCGGAGGCGGATTCTCCCTCAACCGCTTCCTTGGTAAGAGATGAAATAGATAAGCTAAATAAAAAAGAAGCCAAGCTACAGAACCGTGGTAATGAAATTAGAGAAACACCGGCGTACCGTAACGCGCAAAGGGATAGTAATACCGTAGCAGATGTTCTAAGAGAATTTAATAGGGCTGCGTATAATAAATTAATAGGCATACAATCAAAGGCAATAAAACCCGATTTACAGGCTTGGGTAAAAAGACAAACTGTAGATACGTTAGACAAACCCGAAGCAGTTGCGCCCGTGGGTCTTGAGCCGCGGAAGGTAACGGGCGAGGATGTGGATAAAACCATAAACACGGCGGCGGCAGATAATAGAAATGAAATACAACGGGTGTTAGAAGACGAAAACGCTCCCGCTGGTCGCAAAGAATATATAAGGGAACAATTAGCAGAGTTGGAAGAGACTACTAATTTTATGAACGCTGTTAATGATTTTGTAAACTGCTTAGGGGGTAGCCGTGGCTAACGATTTAATAATAAAATGTGTGTCTCAAGCTAAGATAAATCTGTCAGACCCTATAACTTTTGACACGGCGATAGACGAAATAATGGCTGCTGCGACAAAAGAAACATTACAAAGGCCTGACGATTTTAACAATGTATTTATAAATCTTATGCAGGAACTAAGGGAAGATATGGCAGGCGACGTTATCGCTGGGGAGGCGCAAATAGCATCGTCGCTGCGTGCCAGAGAATCCTACGAACAATCCATAAACATGTTTATAGGGCAGGGTAAACGCCCGCTGTTAGCTTTGACGGAGGCCACAAGGACTAAAGCAGACGCAGTAGGGTTAGCCCAAAGACAAGCGTTAGACAGGTTCCACACGGACATACAAGCACTCAACAAGAAGACAGGGAAGAACATGTTAAAGTGGTTAGATTCCCCCGAGAATGAGGTAGCAATAATGACCGAGATAGGGGAACTTAATAAAACAGTAGGAGCGAACACCGGAGTATCCGGAAGTAAAGAGGCTGTTGCTATAGCAGAAATTTTTCAGCGGCGCTATGTCGACCCCGCGAGAAGTAAGCTAGCGGAGAACGGGCAAAGGATAGAATCTGTAGAAGGGTATATGGCAAAGGTAAGCGCAAACCCTGACACAATGCTAGCCGCTACCAAAGAGAAATTCATAGCAGACTTAAAAGGTCGCGTAAACAAAGCCAAAGTATTCCCTAAGAAACAATACGCCAATGATTCAGATGTTGAAGCGTTCTTGTCTAACTATTTCGACGGACGCACCGGGGGTGATTTGAGCGATATACCGCTTAGCCGAGTTGATTTAAAACGCCAGAGAGTGGCACCTGTAGGTAAAAGATTAGATAGAAAACGTACATTATATCTGAATACCGCAGAGGATTACGTTTGGTTCATGCGAAACTACGGCAACAATACTGTAGCCAGTACGTTAGTAGAAACAGTATCAAACGTGTATAGAACTTTGTCTTTAGTAGAACAGTTTGGGGCTACACCGCGCAACACGCTAGCCCATGCCGAACAAATAGCAAAAGCACAGGCAACAGAAACAGAAAGGGCGGCGATAGACACACCCGGTTTTTGGAATAGTTTAGGGGGGCGTACACCCGAACAGATATTAGAAACGGTAGATGGTTCAGCCGACTACGGCGGTAGTTTATCCGCAAAGCGTGTGACAAATATCGTAAATATGGGTACGAGAGCTGCACTTTTAGGGGGCACGTTATTGTCTGCCGCGGGGGACTTATCTACAGCTTTTTCCGCAGCCTCCCGTGTAGGAGCATCCGGGACAGCAAACATAGTAAGACTTATATCCGCTGCCGTCGGGGGCATACCGGAAGTGACTGCAAGGCAAACCTATGGTATTGTCGATTCTGCAAACGCCTACTATATA